ATCATATCTAAGACCAACATAATTTTCATTTAACTCTAATGTATAATGAACTATCGTTTTATCTTCTTTTAATGAACCTGCACCTAATGCCTGTAGTGTCCAAGATTTACCAATACCAGCTGGTGCAACAATAACACCAAGTTCACCTTGACCTAGACCACCATCCATAATTTCATTTATTACGTCCCACGGTGTTTTAACTGTAGTTCTTGCTGATTCTTCAAGTCTTTGTTCAAGTGAAGTTATATAATCGTGACCTAAGTCTCTTGTTGTACCTGCTTTCATTGCTTCATCTATTATTGATTTGATACCATCATAATCTTTGTTTTCTAACATATCAACTGAATCTAAGATTGCATTTTTAAGTGTTTGATTTTTACAAAAATCCAAAGTTTGTTCTTGGACAAATTCTAAGTCAGTAGCCTCGATATTCTTCCAAACTTCTCTAAGTTTATCTACAGCTCCACTCTTTAAAACATCGTTATCTATTTCATCTATTTTATATTTTATAACTTCAAGTGTTGGTTGTTTTTTATATTTAAAATAATAATCTTGTACGTTCTTTACTAACCATTTATTTGAGTCTGAATCAAACATTGATGGACTCAATATGTCACTAATGGTTTGAATGAACTTAATATTACTTAATAGAGAAGCAATAATCTTTGCTTGAAACGAAGTCCCGAATTGTGTTAGTGTTTCACTCATTTGTTTTCTCTGCGTAACGATTTAATTGATTAAAATTTGTTAACAACCAGCTATTGATGTTAGGTAGTGCTGTATATAATTTATCTTCTAAAAACATTTTTTCAAATTGAAACTTAACTAATCGATTGATTGGTTGATGTATTCTATCGATTATTTTTGTTTTAGTAGAACCTGATATATGTACGTCTGACAATTGCATCAGTTTGTAATTTAACTCTATAACATCTTTAGCTTCTGGTAATTCAGTAATTACCTCATCTATATTAACTATTCGATTTTCTTTCAAAAACGGCAATTTTTTTCTTATTGTTTTTAAACCTAAACCTCTTACACCTGATATATTATCTGACTTATCACCATCTAACACTCTGTACCAAATATAGTTGTGAGATGAGATACCATATTCATCTAATACACTTTGTTCATCATAGATTTTCTTTTTAGTTGGACTCCATATTTTTATTCTACCATTTGCCAATTGAAGAAAATCTTTATCAGTTGACATAATTGTTATTTGTGATTCAGTTAATACTTGTCTACACAAATACCCAATAGTATCATCAGCTTCAATATTATCATATGACATCACAGTTACAGGTAATGCATCTAAATACTCTACTATACGTTGTAACTGCATTATCATGTTTTGTTTCTCATCCTCTTTAGAGGCAAAATCATAAGTACGGTTTACTCTGTATTTTGTTTTTCTGTTTTGTTTGTATTCAGGATAAAGTTTACGACGGTGTTTAGACCCACCTTTGCCATCAAATACTATGATAACACGAGTAGGTCTAAACATATTTATTGTGTAACCTATACTTCTTAGAAAACCAACTATTCCACCAACGTGAATACCATCATCGTTAGTAGTTGGTATAACACTAAACACTCTTATGAAAGTATTTAGACCATCTATTATAAGTACTTTATCATTAGGTTGACCACTGTCTAGTGAGCCACCTTTCTTTTTTATTTCATCTAAAATAGAAAGATATTTTTTATTACTCACTAACTTCCTCTTCTACAACTACATCATCAATTCCAAAGTTCTTTTCATATTTGAGAATTACTTTATCACAGATTAAGTTGTAACAATACTCTCTGAACTCTTCATCTTTGAGTTGTTCACTCCAATCTTTTGATTGAAACTTGAGTTCTTTACCTTTATGATTATCCATAGTATACCACGCACCACCTTGTTTTACAAGTTTATGGTCTTTCATAACTTTTAACCAACTACCATCATCATCGATACCTGTTTCAAAGTAAAGTTCAAAGTCAGCATGTCTCATTGGAGGCCCTAGTCTATTTTTAATAACTTGAGCTCTCATCTTCATACCAATATTGTTATTCTTCTTATCTTTAATTTGACCAAGATTTTTTAATCTGATTCTAGTTGAAGCATGAAATGGTAATGCTTTACCACCTGAAGTTGTCCATGGGTCACCAAACATAACACCGAGTTTTTGTCTGAGTTGATTTGTAAACACAAGAGCTATCTTTTGTCTACCAATCATCTGAGTAATCTTTCTCATTGCTTTTGAAAGAATGATTGCTTTACTTGTAGCCCAACCATCTTTATCAAACTCAGCCTCTAACTCAACTTTAGTTGTTGCAGCCGCAAGTGAATCGACCAAGATAGTAACTAATCTATCTTTATCACTTTCACGAACTTTTGCAACTATCTCTTCAATAGCTGAAAAGATATCTTCTACTGTTTCTAAATGTAAATATAACATATTATCTACATCGACACCAATAGAACCAAGAAACTCTGTACTCACTGCAGTCTCTGTATCAATATACACAGCAACTCCACCTTTCTTTTGAGTCTCAGCCAACATATGAGCTCCAAGTAATGATTTACCACTACTCTCAAGTCCATTTAGTTCTGTAATTCTACCAACTGCAATACCACCATTTGGTTTGTTTGATATTGCTAAGTCTAACATCGTAGACCCTGTAGATACAAAATCTTTTATGTCTGTTGGTGTTGTGTCTGTACCATCCAAGAAGTATGCAACTTTCATATCCTTGAATTGTTTATTTATAGTGTCTGCTAAGACACCTGCTAATTCATCTCTTGTTGACATAAATTATCTCCAATTAAAGTGTTAGTAAAAATGGGTGGTTAGGCGTACAATAACAGCCTACTCTGGTCTTCAATCTGTAGACTACCACCCACTACATTGTTTTATTTAGCTATTGAACAAATCGTCAAAAGCTGCTGTTGTGTCTGTATTACTATTTGTGTTTGCAGCAACTGGTTGTTCTTTCTCTACAGTTTCTTCTTCTGTTTTTTCAGTAGAACTACCGTTGAGATACTCATTGAGAGCATTCGTCAAATCATCATAAGAAAGTTCCTGATAGATTTCAGTAATATTCTTTTGTGACTCATTGATTGAATCCAACATAGCTGCATCTTCCGTAATTGGAGTTTGATTAGGTTTAACCCTAATTGATGTTGAAGGAAAATTCTTCCCAGTCTCTTCAGCTGTTTTGAACTCTACAGCAACATCACGACCATTTACTGAATCTGTGATATCACCATAATCTGGGTCTGCTATAATAGAAAGTAGTTCTTGATAAACTGTCTTTCCGAATCCCCAAAACTTAACACCTTGATTCTCTTCACCACGTACAACGACTGGAGCAAAAGTTCTCATTTTTGCTTCAACCTTTTTACCAAGACGATAGTCATCTTTTGAACCAGTTGATTTGAGTTTTTGTGCAAACTCCTCAATTGGGTCTGGACGACCAAATGATATTGGTGAAAGATAATTCTTACCACCTAAATCATAGTGAAAGTACAACTCAATAAAAGGGTTGTCCGCATTAAATTTATAAGGGACAATCCTAAGTACTTGTGTACCTGGTTGTGGTTTCCAAAGATTTGATGTTCGAGTGTTTGTAGTCTGAAGTTGACTAAGACGACTTTTGATTGCGTTTAAATCCATTTTTATTCTCCATTAGTTAATTAGTTAATTGGTAATTGGTAATCAGTATAACCTGATACATAAATAAGTATAATGAATCGTTTCAAAATACAATTTTATTTTTCAGTTTTGTCCCAAGTTTTGACATCTACTATTGTGTAAATTCTTGTTGGTATTTTATTTAGTCCATTTTCATTTGTTAGTAATAGTGAGTTCTTATAATTTTCCCATTCAATAGGAAACGATTTATCAAGTTTACCACCATTTAGTTCACGGATTAAATCGTTCAGAGCATTGATTGTGTAAAGTGTATTTGTGTTCTTTTTTCTATGCAGTGAAATTGTATCTGGTATACCTTGCATAAAATCCTCATCATACTCAACGTTATAAGTACAGATTAATTGATGATGGTCATTCTCATTTGAGAATACATAAATCTTATCAAACACGATTTCATTACAAGCTATAATAACATCAATAGTTTCATTGAAATGATTTCGTTTAGTGAATGTACAGAGTAGTTGTGTTTTCATTATATTTCCCCAGGTGGTGAATCACCACCAACAAAACCACATAGTAAACCACCACCTCTACTATCAAAAGCTCTAAATTGAAAATTCCAGTCTTTAAGATTAGGTGTACCTTTGTCTGTTTCTGAACGTAATCCATCTTTGTCAATGGTTTGATGATTGTGTTCTAAAACAGATAATCCGTCTGATGTATTCAATACTGAAGCCATTGAGATTATATTTATTGACTGAGAAGCACCTTTCATAAATTCTCTTGCATTAGCCCTACCCATAATATTTTCAAGTTCTTTTACATCTATATTTTCTTCTAACACACTTTTCATTTGTGAATTTAAATCTTCTAACTCTTTTCTAATACTTACTAAATCTTTTATAGAATATTTACCATTTTCATCTTCAATCTTACTACGAGCTTCATTAATTTGTTTAATGATTTCTGATGATTTAGTTCTTACTGTTTCTGGATTTTTAATGGCTTTACTTAGACCACTTTCATCTATCATTTTATTAAACTTATCTTTATC